TTTTTTAAGTCGCGAAGAGTCTCACCAAAGACGGCAAAATAAACTGCATCAGCAACAGTCGACTTACCAACACCATTGCGACGGTCTTCTTTATCCTTGTTTAGCCCTGTAATGATATGTAAACCTGGTTTAAATTCTATAACCACCGGCTGGTTGCCAACAGACAGGAAATTTTTAATTGTTACTTTTTTAAAGTTAATATTCTTCATCTGCATTTTTTATAGAGTTCAGTGCAGTACTCTATAACCTCTTTTTTATTCTGTATATCTAAAATGTTTATAAATTCTTCTATTGCTTTATTGATGTCAACGCCTGATAGATCACAATCCTGATCATCATTTACTGTAATATTATCATTGTAGAGTGAATAGTCTACAGATAAAGAAAATGGATTATGTAAAGAGAGTTTTTTGAGAAGAATATCAATATTATCACTTGTAATTTTTTTGTCTACAATTAGCTTAACTATATTGCTATTAAAAATTTCTTGTGCATCGTTACCGCTTAGGCTCTTGAGCTGCGTTAGATCTGTGAGTGTAACTTTTTTATGTTTAGGTGAATTTTTATTCTCGTGAAATTCGTAAGAAGAATCGTTTAAATCGAGAATATAATAACCTTTAGTTGAGCCTGTATCACCAAAGTCCATTTCGAACGGATTACCTACATAAACAATGGTTCCCTTGTCATACTTACGTTCATCCCTTAGGTGAAAGTGACCTGTAAGGATAAGTGGTGCTTTATTGAGTAAATCTTTTGTTTTCATGCCATGGTCACAAAGCTTAAAAGAATTCATTTTGAAGCTCTCAATTTCTAAATGACCAAAGATTATATCTGCTTTTTGAATATCAGTAACATCTGCGCCCCATGGCAAGAAAGCACAATTTTTTCCAAATAGTTTGGTATCTGTAGCTGTGCTTATAATGGTAATATTTTTCCAGCCATTTAAAATAGATAGTGAGTTAATATCAGATCTATCTTTATAGAAAGCATCATGATTGCCCACAATAATAACAATATTAAAGTTACTCCAAAGTTTCAATATTTCATTAACTACATGAATTGTATTAACAGCAATCTCGTCTCTATAATGATACAAGTCACCGAGAATAAAGATATCTTGAATGCCTTTTTGCTCTAAATCCTGCTTTAACCAGGAAGCCCATTTGAGGGTTGTTTCATGCCAAAATATACTGTTCTGATGAATGCCTATATGCAAATCAGCAACACAGCATATTTTTGGCTGTCTTACTGCTATTTCTTTAATCACTAATCCTCCTGATTATAATTTTCGTCCAGTGGTTCAATGTAAATGTAACAATTACCATCTTCATCTCTTTTGGCCATAGTTTCTGTATAAACTTTTTCTTTATACTCTGTAATGGCCTGGTGATGTTTTTTCTCTTTCTTAATTCTATTAATAAAAGCATGAAATGCAATTGTGGTGAAATAAGAAAACGGGCTAAATCCAGAATCGAGTCTGAATTTTTTATTACGTAAAGCAGAGAACATCTTAACAATTGCATCTCCAATCATATCATCTTTATAAGAGTAGTTAATAAAATTAGGAGCGTAAGATAGTCCATTAGCAATTTTTGTAAGGCTCTCACCGAGCTTCTCAGAAATTTTACCTGTATTATAATAAACTCTTATCTCCTCTTCAAACTCACGGCTGTTAACATAATGGACTTTATCACGGGGTCTTATCTTCTTTGGTACCTCAGCTGCATCAGGGGTAGGTATAGACGGAACTATCTCTTTAGCTACTGCTGTCTCTTCTTTGCGTGAGGCTTTTTTACTCACGTTTTTAGAAGCTTCAGTTTTAGCTTTCTTTAATTTCTTTAATCGCGAAGTTGATGTTTTCTTTTTCATAAAGTTTTATGCGTTTATCCATATGTGATTGACCATATTTGAGATTATCTGCAATGTCTACTATTATAAGCTTATCTTTATCCTTATGCAAGCGAAGACCTCTGCCGATTGACTGCACGATTTTTATCTTAGCTTTTCCGCCGCCTGCAAATATAATATAATGTAAATTTTTAATGTTAATACCTGTAGAAAATATCTTTGAAATTGCTACGACAACAACATCATCACGCTCTTCCATTAATTTTTTAACTTTCTCTCTCTCATCTATTTCCACTTCGCCTCTAATAAAATAAACATGCTTGTTAGGACATGTCGCTTTAACTGTATTATATATGTTCTCACCATGTTCAATATAATCGATAAGGATAAGGGCATTTTTGTTTAAGCCGCAGGATAATTTAGCTAAAAAATTATTTCTAAATGTATTAGATATTAAGAAGGCTTGCTCGGCTCTATAACGATCTGTTGCGGACACATTGTGTATTGCATCTCTAAATGGATCTCGGTTATATGATATTCTTACAATCTGAACACTTACATTACTGACATAGTTTTCTAATCTAAGCTCATAGCTATTTTTTTCGTAAATTATGGGACCAATTTTTCCAATAATATTCCATTGATCGAGAGGGCCCTCAGGCATGGTACCAGTAAATCCAAATCTTACCGGTGTTTTTATTTTTCTAAATAATTTATTAATTTCATTTCCACGACGGATCTTATGAACTTCATCAACAACTACAACATCAACATTTTCAATCCATGTTAAATCACTATTCTTACTTTGTAGTATCCCAAGATTAGCTACAATTACATTAGTAGAATTAATTGTGTCATTATCGATTGAGTGTGATCCTGTCCACCTACAAACAGAAAACGGGACTTTATATGAAGAAAAATCATTAAACGTTTGTTCTACTAGACCGAGATCTGGAACTATAATAATGCATTTAAATTTGTTATTTGCAGCCCAGATATTAGAAAGCATAGAGGCCATTGTGAGTGTCTTACCGCCGGCAGTCGCTAGAACAACAGTTCCGCGGCCTCTGTTCAAACATGTGCGTGTTATTTCTTCTTGATAGTCTCTGAGCTGTAGAGATAGCGGATATGGATCGAGCTTAAAATTCGGGAGGGCATGCCATGTTACAGGTGCAGGTGTACACTCGTGTTTAAATTCATCTTCAAATTTTATCTCACCTGTATATTGTCTGTTGATAAGATATTTCTGTATCTCAAAAAATAGGCACGGTTCAAATTTACCGGTAGGCGTTATTGCATATGTACGCTGCGGTATGAAGCGGCCATATTTACGCATAAAAGATGCAGCTTCATTCTTGACAGAGAAATGTTCACGAATTTCATCTAAAAAATCGCAGGTTAGCTGTGCTTGTTTTTTTTCAAATTTTATCTCTATCATGTCGTTTCAAGCTTCATGATGTCAATAAGATTCTTGATATCATATGAAGTACTGTTTAATGTCTTTTCAGATTTTTCTAGTAGTTCAATTACCAGTTCAATTTCTTTAATCTTTGCATCAGCTTCTGTCAATTCATTACTATTTTCGGCTGTTCTTTCAGCTACAGGTGCTGTTAGCTTAACGGGACTCATTTCGTTAAGCTTATCAACAATGGCTCTTTTGAGTTTGTCTCTATTCTTTTTAAGAGTAATGAGTTCCAGCTTATGACGTATACATCTACCTGCCCATTTGTGCTTGATGCCTGGTAATCTTTGCTGATAATCCTTGAGGTTGAGTTCATCAAACTTAAGATCATTTTCTAGCTCAGTTATGTAATCTTCTAGGCGCATTAACTTAAATAATAATATAAAGATACATAAAATCAAATGAAACTATTTGAATCAGCCTTTAATAAAGCATTAAATGAAATGGCAAATACTGCCGGTGGGGCAGGTGGTGTGTTTACTGCTTATGCAGGTACAGTGAATGCAGGAGAATTTGGCAATCAATTTCCTTCGCAAAATGATAAAGCATATGCACCTGGAGATGCAAGAGTTCCGAAAATTTTAGGAGCTAGATTTTCTAAGAAAAAGAAAAAACTAAAGTATCCTATTCAGCGTCGTACATTTCTTCCTGGCAATTGACTTGTAGTAAATACTGGCTAATTATTAATATGGATTTAGGTCATTGGCAGCTTCATGAAGGCATAGTTATAAATGAAAATACGTTTGGCTTTATTTATGAAATAATAAACACAATAACAAATAAGAAGTATATAGGCAAAAAACAGTGCAAGTCTAAGTTGAAGCGAAAGCCATTAAAGGGTAAGATAAACAAGAGAATAGAAATAAAAGATTCAGATTGGAGAGAATATACTAGTTCCTCGAATGAGTTGAACGCTGATATACAGAAATACGGTAAAGACAAATTTATTTTCAATGTTATACGCGCATGTGGGAGCAAGTGGGAGCTTGCGTATTATGAAATTAAGGAACAGATAGAGCGCAGCGTCTTATTGAGTGATGGTTATTATAACGGCATAATAAATGTACGAATTGGTAGGCCTCCAAAAAAATTGCTTGAATAATTTTTTATATCTTGTAATAATATCTCGTGTTAAAAGAGCTAAATTTTAAGCAATACAATATACATGTTGTCGACTTTAATAGTATTCTGCAAAAGAATATAGATGGTGCTCTGATCGACGATTTGCATAAATTTCATCTTCTAAATGGTAAGATGCGTAGTGCTACAAAGCGCTTTTTTTATCATCACGTTATTCTGCATGTTTGTGAGCATGTTCTTAATATAAAGTCAAAAGAACGGGTCATTCTTTACTTTCATGGAAATCAATTGCCGAATCTAAAGCTCTCAGAGTACTTTGCAGAAGAACATATTCTTAAGCTTATAAATGAAGTAATGCGTAAAATAATTAACATTCTCCCGCTGCGTGTATATCAGAGTACGCTTTCCTATGAACATTTTATACATCTTTTGCGTAGAGATGAAGGTAGAAGCAGAGAGATAGTTAATGGATTGAGAGAGCTGGCATCTATATCGTGTATTGAAAGATATACCTTTGAGAAGGTTAAAAAATTTACTAAGCGCAATGAATTAACGTTCTTAAATGCAGATTACTTTAATAGAATTAAATCTAAACAGCTTTTAATCGTTTAGAGGACTAAATATAAATGTATGACCTTCAATGATAAAGTTAACAGTATATATAAAGTATTTTTAGAGCAAGAACCTCCAAAGGATGCAACAGAACCACAAGCTCCTGATACATCAGCCATACCTGAGCCAGCTCCTGCTGCACAACCAAAAACACAGGTGCCACCTGAAGGATACGTGGATATAGTGAGACTTCTCGCTAAAGCACTTGTAATGGATATTCCTGCAGGAACTATAGATGATTTATTTACATTGCCTGTTACTGCAGAAAATGCAGAAGAAGTACGCGAAGGCTTGGAGAAGGCTATTAAACAAAATGAAATGTATGGAGATAATCCTGAAAAATTAGATAATGTACATTTTAAAAAGTTTGTTTCTTCTATTAATGAGAATAACTTTATGCAGCGCTACAAGAATATTCTCACTATTATGAAGAAATATAGCAATTCAATTTAAATCATGAACGAAGGCAAGAAATATAGAAGCCTGGATGAGGTATATTTGCAGGAATCTTTTGCTAAGCAGGTGCCTGAGCTTCCGAGAACACGTGTAATTTTTGTAAAAGAAGACGCTGATGTTTTAATTCAGAAGAATCCGCCTGCGGGTGAGGTTGAGGAGTATCGTGTAACAGATAAAGTTGCAAAAGAAATAAGAAGCAGCATAAAGAGACAAGTACCAAGCAAGACAGAAGAAGGTGAATTAACTGTTAATGCTATTATCGACAAAGTTTTAACTTATGATGGCTGGAGAGCGGGTAATAAAGATTATCCAGCTCTTCTCGAAAGAGTTATTGGTATTTTTTCTAAAGGTGAATTAAAGCCGGAAAATTTTAATAATCTTCTTAAAATACAAAAAGATAAAAATAATAAATTTAGAACTCAACTATTAGCATCACCTGGTCAGGTTTTTGATTATCAGAGTTTAATTCCCGAGACATTTGT